TCCTCGTATCCAATGTGTAGATCGGTAGTACGGGAAGTAAAATCATTGCCTGTATAAGATGCGTTAGACTCGGCATTAATATAAGTGCCGGCCATTGCAGGTGCGGAAGCGAGAGTTGCCGCTAGAGCAAGTGCAAGTTTTTTCATGTTAAGTTAGTTACTTTGTTTTTGTGTACTCAACACCACGATACCTTAGTTGTACAGTCATTGTAAACTCCAGTACCACAACCCCGTTCCATGCTGTGGTTTCATGCGTCCCCCGAAGGGATGAACGGACGTAGTGTGAGGTGGCTTCTACTGATTCGACAATCGAGCCGCCATTAATTATGGTTTAACCACCCAGAGCTTCTTTCAAGGCTGCATTTCTTTGCCTAGCTTTTTCTTTTGTATACTTAAGATTTTCTGAAGCAGTTGTCTTACCAGTATCCCTCTTTTTCTTTTCGTAATAGTCAATGTAATCTTGACCAGTTGTTTTTGGATTACCCATATTATTTTTTAGGAGGTCTTCCCTTTGTAGTACCGTAAGTGCCTTTACCTTTAGGCATATTCTATCTCCTTAGTAGCCGCTAAGTCAAGCGGGAAATTGTGTGCGTTCCTTTCATGCATTACTTCCATTCCTAAGTTAGCCCTGTTGAGCACGTCAGCCCATGTTGGAATAACCTTACCACTGGAGTCAACGATAGACTGATTGAAGTTAAAGCCGTTGAGATTAAAAGCCATGGTGCTGACTCCCATAGAGGTAAGCCATATGCAAACGACTGGGAAAACAGCAAGGAAAAAATGAAGAGAACGAGAATTATTAAAGCTAGCATATTGAAAAATAAGTCTACCAAAGTAGCCATGTGCAGCTACAATGTTATAAGTTTCTTCTTCTTGTCCAAATTTATATCCGTAATTCTGGGATTCAGTCTCAGTCGTTTCTCGAACCAGTGAAGATGTAACCAGGGAACCATGCATAGCAGCGAAGAGAGCTCCGCCAAACATCCCCGCAACTCCCAACATATGGAAAGGATGCATAAGGATATTATGTTCCGCTTGAAAGACAAACATAAAGTTGAACGTCCCTGATATCCCCAACGGCATACCGTCAGAGAAACTTCCTTGTCCGAACGGATAAACCAAGAAGACTGCAAAGGCAGCTGAGACTGGGGCACTATAAGCAACACAAATCCATGGTCGCATCCCTAATCTATAACTAAGTTCCCATTGGCGTCCCATGTATGCTGCGATACCGATGAGAAAGTGGAATACAATAAGTTGATATGGTCCTCCGTTATATAACCATTCGTCGATGGTTGCAGCTTCCCAGATTGGGTAGAAGTGAAGACCGATTGCGTTGCTTGATGGGACGATAGCCCCTGAGATGATGTTGTTTCCATAGAGTAATGATCCAGCAACAGGTTCACGTATTCCGTCTATGTCTACAGGCGGTGCTGCGATGAAAGCGATAATGAATACTGTTGCTGCAGTAAGTAAGCATGGAATCATAAGGACACCGAACCAACCAACGTATAGTCGGTTGTCGGTATCTGTTACCCACTTGCAGAACTGATTCCAATTATTCTGTTGAGGTATAGCAAGAGTACTCATTAAGGTATCTGACTTGTATAAAGGTGGGTAGTAGTGGTAGGTGGGGTTATGTCAGCACCAGTAGCACTGGCACCTGTGTTAGGTGGTGAAGCATTGACACTTTCAACACCTTTGGGTGAAACTTTAGCATGTTCATAGCCTGCTATGCTACCTTGCTCTCTATAGGGTGCAAGGAACCAGCTGTTACCAGTAGTATGTACTACATATGTTACTGCATTATCAGCAATTAATGTAGTACTATCTGGGTCATAACCCATTGGCATAGTAATTCTCCTTAGAAGTTTAAGTTAGATTGTTCTAATTTATTATAAACATCCTGTCTATATGCAGGATCGTTGTCGTATCTATCATCAGCCATGGCACGTACTACTTCAGCTTGACTTCGGAAACCCTCAGTTGCTGTAGCTGCTTTGCCTTGTATCATCTCACCTTCAGAACCATTTGAATCTGCATACCTATAGTAAAGGGCTTGTAAAGCTAGGTTAATAGTAGATAAGTTACCTGATTCAAGTGCATTATCATAAGCTTGGATCTCTCCTTCAGTGAAGTTTTCTTGAGCCCAACCTATCATATTTTTATAAGCTTGCTCTCCTCCTACTGCGTCTTGAATAGCATTCACTTCTTCATCTCCTAGTTCAGCAGGTGAATCAGCACCGGGATCTTGATAACCACCATCAGCTACCATCTTATTGATACGAGTGTAGGCTTCCATTACTTCCTTACCACTCATCTCTTCGATAGCTTTAGCTGTGTCAGCTGTAATCTCACCATTCTCAGCAAACTCTTCAGATGCTTTGAAGACTACATCAGCTTGAGGGTCATCCTCGAAAGGATTTATCTCTTCCTCATCCGTAGATTTTTCTTCTACAGGTTCAGAATCAGGTTCGGTTTCTTTTGTATCCGGCTCAGATTTTTCCCCCATTTTTCTTTGGAGTTCTATGTAAGCCTGTTCTAATTCTTCTGCGTCCTTATACTTCCCAGCCAGCAGTTCATTCTCTTCTTGACCTAGTTTCTCTGCGATCTCTAGTGATTCAGCATCCCTTTCTTCGGTAGCTTCTAGTGCTTGAGGGTCATCACTAGGATCGTATGTCATATTAATTGCCATAATTTGTATTAGTTTCTAGTCCTCCGAGACCAACATGAGTGACTACTCCACCAGGAGGGTGGATGATAGGCTCACCTATTAAAGTTTCTTGAGCGTACTTAAATTTGTTGGTATCGAAAGAGGTGGGTTTAGCTATTTCTGTGCCTTCAAGCTTAGGCTTGGGCTGGATTTTGGGCTTGCTGTTCCGGACTTTCTTCGGTCTGGTAGCCTTGACCTTGACCTCCTGTGACATTTGCAATCATCTCCTCTGCGTTAGGGTTTTTAGATGGATCAGCGATAGGAGAATTCATAAACGATCCAGCTTGTGATGCCATGGTTTGATCCATTTCAGCATCTTGTGCATCTTGTGCTTCCTGTTGCTGTTGATCCATAGACTTAACAAGATTGAGTACATCAATTCCTTGTGCAGCTGCAAGACGTTTAATTGCTTCATCAGCATTAACATACTTAGTCATAGCTTCTGGACCAAGTACTTGTGAGATAGTGGTGATGAATGTTGTTAATGATTCTCTATCTTGACCACGACCTAGTGCATTAATACCTGCTACGATAGTAGGTTTAACTATGCCTTTAGGTATACGTGGTAACTCACCTGTTCTTTGTAAGGTAAGTAGTTTTCTATTTAGATATGGTACTAAGAACTCAACAGTTAACAGTGAGAATAAACCACCGAGTTGTTGTTCTAGTTCTAGTTGTGTGAGGCGTACCTCTTCAGCTGTAGTGCGTTCACTCTGCCTTATGTTTAATACTAGGTGAGCTTCAAGTAAACGTTTCTCTATCTGTTGGGACAACTCCGAAGCTGTACGGAAATCTGCTGTCTTACCAACTTGGATGACACCTATATCATCAGGACGTCCTTGGACTATTGCTCCATTACCTGCCTGCGCTATTGTGGCTGGCTTAGTAGAGCTTGAGGGTGATACAGTAAAGATTACTTTTGCAGCCGCTGCAGAGCCTTCTACGAGTGCCTGAGAGAGTGCTTCCAATGATCGGAAGTCTCCTAAGAACTCTTCTACTCTACCACGTCCATAATTCTCACCATCAATTGAGTTGAATCTTAATACTAACCATGGTGTAGCATCCTTAGGTGCTTTACCTTCAGTATTAGGAATTATTTTATCGAATGCTTCTTGGTGCCACACCCATTTGTTACCTCGTAACTTAACACAGGTGTAAACTTCCACATCTTCAGTATTGCCACTAGTACCTTGTGTGCCATAGTCACCGGGATGATTTGGTCTCCCCGATAGTGCTAAGAACTCAGCTGGTAGTAGCTCTCTGTTTATTAATTCTTTTGTGGCGATCTCAATTACGTTGCCGCTTCCATCTCGTTCTATAACATATCTGTTCAATGGATAATGCTTAATTCCATCCTTACCCATAAATAATAGGGCGTTACCACCTACAACTAGATGTTTTATCGCTTGGTGTATCGTTACTCTATCACTTGAAGCTGCGATAGAATCCATTACCTGTCTTTCAAGTTTCGAGAAACTTAAGTCAAGTTCAGACCGTACATCTTTTGGTAGTTCTGTTCCAAGTTTATCATCTTGAATCTGAAACTTAAAGAAGGTGCTTTGTGGTGGTAGTAAAGCCA